AAGCGTCCGCGCTCCGTAGATGACGAAGCCGGTGCCCGGCAGCGACTTGAGCACGTTGATGCCTGACACGTTCAGTGCGTCCTGGTCCGCGTTGCTGAAGCGGAACTGGACGTCGAGCACTCCCCGAAGGATGGTGTCGATGCCCGCCGGAGGCTTCTGCACGCCCCGTGAAGCGTCGGTGCGGGTGTACTGACCGAGTACCGCACCGCCGGGCGGCAGCAGTCGGGCCGAGCCGTTGGCGGAGGTCGCTGGGTCGTTGACGATCAGCCACGGACCGTACACAGCCGCGTAGGAGGAGTCGTTGATGGCCGAGCCGCCCGTGGTCATGGCCTGGAGTTCCAGCGCGTAGGAGTGGGCGGTGTCGCTCGACAGGGCCTTGACGCCGTCGATGACCACGAAGACGGACCCCTGACCCTCGGCCCAGGTGATGATCGGGTTCAGGGTGGTCGCGTCGGTGATGCCCGGAAGGTTGAGCACCAGGTTGTCGTCGATGACCTCCAGCCGCTGGGCGGCCGTCACCAGGTCGATGGCTGCGACGCCCTCCGAACCGCCGGTCAGCGCCGTACCCGTCTGCGGGGCCGGGGCGTGGGTGACCACCCATGCAGTGCTCAGCAGCGACTGCACGCGGATGTAGGCGGAGCCGGTGACCGGTGAGTTGATCAGGGCCTGCGCGTTGCGGGAGTCGGCCGGGTCCAGGGAGACGTCGTTGAACCGCTCCCGCACGAACGCGGTCGTGGATCCTCCGACGTAGACCACGAGGTCGAACCGGCCGGAGCCGGAGGTGCCTGCGACGACGTCCACGAACACCTCGTTGCCCCAGGTGCCCGGGGATATCGCGGTGATCTTCAGGGTGGCCGCAGGGGTGCCTTCGGTGTCCATCAGCGTCACGGTGGCGGCAGCCGCGTCGGAGGCGACGGCGCGCACGATGTATGCCGTGGTGCCTCCGTTGTTGAAGTACTGGTAGACCGCGAACGGAAGCAGGTCGGAGTTGTCGCCGAAGCCCCCGTAGACGGAGACGAACTGCTGGAAGGACGACACCAGGGTCGGGCTGGTCGGGCCGCCCGCCTTGTTCTTGCCGACGAACGCCGCGACGGACTGGCCTGGGGCGGACACCGCCTGCGCGAGAGGCGTCAGCGTCTCGTTGATGTAGACGCCCGGCCGCTTGTAGACAGTCATGAGTTTCTCCTGGGTAAGGGAAGTGCCTCCTGGGGTTCCGAATTAGTGATCCGAATCAGGGTTGGATTACGTGGTCCGAGAAGTATTCGAAGTCCAGCGCCACACTGGTCGCCTGTGCGTACTGTGCAGCCACAGACGCCAGCAGTTCGCTGGAAACAGAGATCAGGTATTCGCGACGGAACAGACGCTTTCCGTCCTCGTCGCGCGTATCAACGAGTTCCGGACCTCCGAGGAGATCCAGTCGCCGTACCGTGCCGTCCTCGGGGATCGTCAGAAATCCGAAGCGGGCCGGAATGCGGTCGAACTGCGCCATGGCCGAAGCCAGCGCAATGTCATGCCCGGAAAGGCGGGTGAAGACGAGAACCCGGTACCGGATGTCGTAGGGGATCGGGAAGTCGACGATGTAGGGGGACGCTGTGACGTCCCATCCTGCGTCGGTGGGTTGCCACCAGGGAGTCGTTCCCTCGGGCGCGTAAGGCAGCAGTGTGCGGCCTCTGTGTTCGCGCTCGTCGGCCTTTTCCAGGCCCGCGTGCTCGATGACGATGAGAGGGAACGTCTGCTTCGCCAGCTCGCTCTCGGGCACGCGATAGCGCACCGGGACGGGTCGTCCGCCCGGTGCGTTCGCGTCGGTGACAGTGAGGCCCTGGAGTTTCGCCTTAACGGCGCGGTCCTCATTGATGAGCCATGGCAAAGCGTGCCTCTTGAGATGCTAGAAAAGCGGAAGTGTTACGCCAATCAGGATCTCAAGAAGGCAGTCGAAGTTTATACTCGCAGCCTTTAGGCGATGGCTGCCCAGTAGGCCGTTGCATTTGTCGTGCTGTTGGACGTGGGTGTGATGTTGGCCGGGAGCGTTGTCTGACCGGTACCGTTAGTGCACACACGGAAGGTAGCCGCCGTCAGATTTCCGTTCATCGCCGTGAGGAGGGAAGCACCGGCCCGGAAAGGCTGCGGAGGGGTGGATGCGTTGAAGAGCAGTGCCATCCAGTACATACCTGGCGTAGCCGCGAACGAGGACGAGAACGTGGCGGTGATAAGTCCCGGTGTGGCGATGGCGGTGCTGACGTCTGCTGAGGCCTTGAGAGCGCCAGTGCTGTCGTAGATCCCCATCCAGTTCGCGCCACCCGTGGCCCCGGAGGCGGCTGCGGAGAGGTGGATGAATCCCTTGCTGACCGTGACGGCGCGCGCGATCGGCAGCGCCACCATGAGCAGGGTTCCGGTCGGGGCGGCCGTGGCGCTGGTCGGAGCCGATATGGGGTCGGACGTCCAGGAGATGTACCCATTGGCGTGCGCAGGGGTCGGAGTACCCAGCGAGGGACCGATGGAACTGAGCGACGTGGAAACGTGCACGTTGCCCGTGGACCTCGTGACGGTGAGAGGAGAGTCGATCTCCGTTCCCGCATCGTTGAACCGCGTGATCTGGAAGTCCGAGCCCACGTTCGAGCCCGATTCCGTGGTCGAGTTGGCGCGCGCCTCCCAGCGCTCGCCGCCTCCCCGAGAGAAGTACCTGAGAGCGCGAGTCGTACCGGTTGAACCGTTGATGTCCAGCCGGTCAGCGTTGGAGGTCGTGATGACACCCGTGGAAGGGTCCACCGTATTCTGCACGACGCCGGACGCCTTACTGATGCACAGCGAGACGTCGTTGTACGCCGCGCTGGTGCCCTCGACCCAGCCGCCGCTGATCTGGATACGGCGGGTGAACTGGGCCTGGATTCCGTATGCGGGAGACCGGAGGCCGGTGCTGTCGTCGTTGAGGCCCACGTAGGTGGAGCATCCCGACAGGACCGCGCCGGGGGCCTGCGTGGTGCCGTCGGTGCCCTGGAAGTTGAAGCCCGCCCAGGTGCCCGCGTTAGCACCGTCCCTCTTGGCCTGGCAGCCGACCAGCAGCGGCAGCTTGCCGCCGTCCAGACAGTTGAAGTGGAAGCCGTGCTTTCCGGACCTGTCGGTGTTGCAGCCGACCATCACCAGACTGGAGTTGATGCCGGTGAAGTTGTACCCGTACCCGGCGTTGAACTCGGAGTTGCAGCCGACCATGGACGCATCGTTGGGGTTCTTGAGGATGAACCCGTCCCCGCCGTTGCCCTGCGAAAAGCACTCGATCAAATCCACGTCAGTGGCACCACCAGTGGTCGTGCTGGTGAGGTTGAACCCGTGGCCCCCGTTGGTGGATATGACGACGTTACGGAACTGCATTCCGGCGCCGTTGTCGGAGAAAAGGCCGTCTCCGGTGAACGACCAGATGGAGACGTTACGGACGGCGACATCCTTGACCCCGCTGCTGATGCTGATCGCCGCGATGTTCCCGCCGGTGGAGTTGGTGACGTTCTTCCCGTTGAGCGCCAGACCCTCGATACGTGGACCACCGCCGAAGGCGGAGTCGGTATACGTTCCGTTCACCGGGGCGGGGTTCACGATGATCAGGGAACTTCCGACGAACGTGGAGCTTGTACCAGGTCGGAGGTAGGCGGCCACCATGTTGGTCCGGGGGACGGAGTGCGGGTTCCATCCTCCGCCCCGAAGGGTCACACCATTACTCACCGTAAGAGGCCTCACCAGCCGGTACTTACCCGGAGGGAAGTACACCACAGCACCCTGCGGGGCCGAGTCGATGAGGGCCTGGATAGCGGGCTGGTCGTCCGTGGTGTCGTCGGCCTTGGCACCGTGGTCCTTGACGTTGAGCATCACGGAGTCGACGTCCATCTTGCCGCTGTTCAGCGAAGCCAGCGCGTTATTGAGGGGCGTGGCCCAGTTCTCCTGGTCGACGCTTGGGGTAGAGAGGATCATTGCTTTCCTTCGCTAACTCGGCTGGGACCAGCGGGCAAACTGCGCGTCGTTGACCAGCTCGTCCGGCTTCAACTGGACGCATTCCATGCTGACGATGATGTCTCTGTTCTTGATCTGCCCCAGGACAGAAATCGACGTCACCCGAAATACCGTGTCGTCGTAGACGATCCGGTCGGTGAGGAACGTGCCGTGGTCGATGTCCTGGTCGTCGAAACCCATCTTCCGAAGCGCGTCGAAAGAGCACGTCACGTGCAGGTTGTTGACGAAGTACATGCCCTGCGTCGTGTCGTGGGCCGGGCCCTCGTTGTGTACGACGTGCAGGGTGGGGATGTGGAACGGGCCGGAGAAGACCTTCCCCTGCCCCGTTCCCTCGTCGTACAGGTCGTCTCCGGCCGGGTCGGCGTGCGAGAAGCGGTAGTAGTCCACCCGCTCGCCGATCTCCTGCTGACGGCCGCGCAGCGTGGACATGATGTCCGTGGTCTCGTACTGCACGTTGAACCTGCCGTGCGTCTTCCAGTCGAGCCGTCCCATGCTCAGTACCCCCAGGATCCGAAGATCGAGGAGGGCACGCCGGAATCATCGTCGTTCTGGTGGCCGGGCCCGATGGGCGGGAGGATCCGCTCGGGCAAGGAGTGATCGTCGTACTCGCGCTCACGGAAGAGCGGCACAAGACGCCCGGTCGTGCGGGATACGCGGCGCAGGTTGGTGACCTCGATCGCGTAGAGGCCGACGCCCATCTTTTCGCACAGCGTCTGGTACCGCTCGGTCAGCATCCCGATCTGTGTCTGGATCTGGGAGAAGCGCTGGCCCCGG